TCTAAACTAGACATTCTTTTAAACTATTTAACAAACTTAGAACTTCAAAAATCGTTCTACGATAAAGACCAAAATCTCTATCTGAAGTAAGTAAAAATAGCCCTTCTAATTTACATAAAATAGTAAAGAAGATTTGATGCTGGCCGATAAGCAATCTATCCATACCATATAATTCTTCCACAACAGTTTCTAAAGGCTTAATCCAATCGCCTTCTTCTTCTCTTGTTGGAAGGAGTTTATAAACTTGATTAATAATTCTTTTTAAATTATTTTGTACGTCTTCACAGGAAATCTCTAAACCATTTTTTATATACACTGTAAGACGCCCCCTTAAGTCCCATACCAATTGACTCCAGGACCATCATTCCAATTTTCAAAATCTTCCCAATTCAAGTTGTCATCATCAAACCAAGGATCATCTGCCGCCCGTTGAGTTGGGAGCCTCCGCATTGGAGCCATAATTTTAGTCATATTGGTATGGAATACTCCATTAATATCTTTAAATCTACGTTTATATAATCTTTGTAAATGGAATCCTTCTCTTTCATAATCTTTTTTCATCTGCAATAACTTTTGCATATGATTAGCTTGAGAAGTAAATTTAAAATCAGATCCACTATACTTCATTCGTGTGTTTTCAACAGAAGCAAGCTGTTGTCCAAGCCACTCTACAATCATATAAGTAGCTAAAATATTAATTTCTTCTGGGTCTAATTGCGCACGAAACGCTCCAACCTTATATTTATTTCCTTCATCATCTTCTAGTTCATGATAATCTAGTTGATAATCTAAAGGCTTTCTAGGAAATTCAAATTTATGTACTGCTGTTAAAAGAAGATCCTGCGCCATTGCCGCAGTATCTTCTTTTGTAAATTCCATGTACATATCATCAGTGATTTTTCCATAGAAACTTTCATATATATCAGAAAAAGGGGTATAATTTATAACATTATTAGTTGCGTTATCACTCATAAGCCCCTCCTAGTTTTTTACTTTTTTACTGTATATTTAGATCTCCGCACAGGCTCTTCTGTTTTTATTTCTCCTTTTTCAATCACAGGTGCGGCTCTACGCCCACTAGTGATTTGTGCAGAGGGATCTTCTTCACTCTCAGCTAAAATTCTAAGAGCATTAGTAACATCAAAACCTGTTTTATCTAAAATAGCTTTGCGCTTTGCAACATCATTACAGGGAAGTGATACTGCATAATGCTTAATTAATTGAATTACTCCATCAGGAGCAAAATCTAAACAATCTAATAGTTGTTCTAAAGTTCCTTCAGTTAAAAGAAACTTAACTTCATCATCACTATAATAATATTCTGGCTCTACACCATTAAGAAGATAATCAATGACTTCTTTATTATTAACAATTAATTCATTTTCAAGAAGATAGCGGCCGCCAGGCGCCCAAGATAATTTTTCTAACTCTTCAAAAGTTATCATCTTAGACTCACCAGGCTGAAAAGATCTTTGCAATCCATTCATTTCTGGTAAACTATATCCTACTCCACCTTGGCCGCGGTTAATTACTTCCACTTCAAGATTTTTATCAATCATAATTTAAAAACTCCTTTTATCTCATAATAAAAAAATGGGAGATAATTATTCAATTATCTCCCAGTTAAAGCCATCTATTAGCCGTTAACAGGCTTCACCCATGAACCAGTAGCATTGCTTGTGCTAAGACCAGAAATCTTATACACGCAAGTGCCAGGATTTACGTTGAACAGAGCAACGCCAAGCTTACGATAGGTCTGGATTTCCTGTGACCAATCTTCATTACCCTTAAATGGGACTTCACGAACAAGTGTCTGACCTTCAAAAGCAACCTTAACAGGCTTTTCAGAACCAGTTGGAAGGATGTAAGCAAGACGAGGATCAATAACCTTAACACCATTCATATCACCATTGTCGTCCTCTTCAAAAGACTGAGGAAGAATAACAACATTATGTCCCTTATACTGGGTGTAATAACCAACATCCCATCTTTGCTGCTTCATCTCATTAGAAGCCCAACGATCAACAGGAATCATATGGGTAGCAAATTCAAATGTGCAATAAATGGTAGCACGACCATAAGCATCAGCAGTCGCAATTAAACGATCCATTTCTTGCTCATTAAATGTGTTGTTGGTATACTTGTTATGAGCGCTAATATCAGAAGAAGTTTCGAGTGTAGCAAGAGCCTTAGCAATCTCTTTATACACAACTTCGTCCATACCTTCAAGAACGATATCATAAACGTCGCTCATAGTAATGCGGCCATCAAGGAATTCCTCAAGACCAATCTGAGCAGCGCCGCCGAAAGCAGAGGTAGGAACCTCAAGGCTACGTCCATCAAGTTTGAACACTTCATAACGACCAGCAAGACCAACACGAGTCACAAAGGACTTTGCACGCTTGCGGGAAGCTTCAGAAATACGTACAGTAAAGATAGGCTTATCGCCCTGAGCAAAGGTACGCACATCTGCGAACTGACCATAGGCTTCCATCACACGAGGAGGAAGAACTTCATCAAGACCGACTTCGATCAGTTCAAAAATGAGATTCTTGTTATTCTCATAATCTCTATAAGTTTTTGCGAGACCATTCAGTTCATCGCGGAAAGTATCATTAAGAGCTGTAAAGGTAAGATTCTTCTCACCAAACGCAAAAGAAGCAGAAGGATTTAATGAAGCCTTTGCAGTTGCGCGAGCCAGCTCGACTAACTGTTGTCTATTTAAAGCCATTACTATATCCTCCTTAAATTATTTCACACGCTGGATCTTGACGCCACGATTCACGCAGTCGGGCATATAACAAACCTTGACCACTTGGAAAGCAGGCACAGAAGCCGCAGCAAAAGATTGTGCAGCCTTTAAGAAACCAGTAGTAGCATCAACTTCAAGAATGTTGCCTACATCAAGGGAAACACCAGAGGTGACATCAGCATCTGGACCAGAAGCTGCCGCACCAAAAGTATTTGTGGTATAGATATCACCAATATTAGTCTTAAACAGACGTGGATAAATCTTACCATCAGTAAAATCAGAAGCCTTCAGAACGAAATCTTTGTGCATCTGAGCGCGAGGATCATAAAGCTTTTCCTCACAGTAAACGAGCATCCATTCGCCATCTCCATCGAGAGAAGCGCGCCCGCCAGCATAATTATATTTTAAGAACTGGCCCTGCTCAAGCTGAGCAATGGGAGTATCAGCATCGACCATAGCAGGAAGCTGTGCATAAATTTGACCAGTCTTTTGAGCAGAAAGGTGATTAGGCTCAACTTGGCCGTAGCCTTTTCTATTAATAGCTGTTGCCGCCATTAGACAATCCTCCTATTAAAGTTTATTCTGATTAGCTTCAACTAATTTAACCCATTCGGGAGTTGAATCATCAGAAGCATCATTCATATCAAACGTAACTACAACTTCTTGAGAAGTTGAATCCGAAGCATCTTCAACGAAGTTAATCTTCTTACGATAGCAGATAACTGCTAATTTACTTTCAATATCTTCTAAAGAATACTGACGCTTATTAGCAATCACATCTTGCTTATCTTCATCAGAAAGCATAAAGAATTTTGCAATAAGTTCATCTTTCTGCTTATCTTCAACATTATTTTTAAAATTTACAAGCTCTTCTTTTTCAGCTTCAAGAGTAGAATAGCTCTCTTGGAGAGCTTGGAATTTAGTCTCTAATTCAGCATACTCTTCATCGGTATGGAGACTATGATTAACTTTCTTTTCTTTATCATCTTCTGAATCTTCAGGATCTTCATCAGAATCATCTGCTTCTTCCTCAGAAGCTTCTTCTTCCTCTTCTTCATCCTTCTTTACAAATTCAGTAGATTCTTCCGAATTAGATGCATCTTCTATATTTTCTTGATTTTCGACCTCTACAGTTTCAACAGAATTGTCCTCGGCCTGCTCAACAAATTCAGACTCTACAACCTCTGTAGTTTCAACATTTTGATTTTCAAGTTGTTCCACTGTATTGTCTCCTTTCAATGCAAATTCTAATTCTTTCATCATAGTAAATAAACTCTTTTTAAAATCATCATCAAGAGTAAATTTGGAAGGAGTTGTATTCTCTCCAGTGATTGCCGCGCCCTCAAAACAAGGCTCAACATCATCACCAAGAATACAAAGTTTTGACACTATTGCGTCATTAATGATGAAAAACTCCATTCCTGTTTTAGTATTTTTTGCCCAATGACCTTGAAGAGTCTCGTCATCAAGTTCCATTGATTGTGGCTTTCCTTCATCTATAACACTTTGAGCTTCTTCAAACTGTCCAGTCCAAAGATACCCAGTTGTCATAAGATATTCTCTCTCAAGTTCATTACCAAATTCATCTGTTTCAGAGAATTTTTGAAACCAAACTTGTGCATCGGGAGCAACAAATCCATAAGGCTTTGTTAAACAGTCAAAATGGATACCCTCATCATCAATAGTCATCCTATTTCCATGATCGGCAAAATCTTCTTTATTGTCTTTAAAGTACCCCACAATTGGAGCGCCGCGTAAAGTTTTTGCCATTTCCAAAGCAACTTCTTTAGAAATATAGCTTTGATTACGATTCTCGCCTATATAAAAGACTTTAATCTCACATTTAGACATTAAAGGATTAATATCTAAAGGTTGAAGATTAATAAATTCGGGAGAATCAATAGTAGCAATGGATTTATGTGGTAAACTCATTTTCTTTCTCCCTTATTACATTGATTCTCTATTAGCTAAAGTTTTATCTGATTTCTGATTATCCTCTTTCTCGGGGCGGCCTGCTCCCTCGGACGTGTCTGACTCCGCGCCCGCAGACTTAGCCGCAGTTCCATGCTTATTGCCATTTCTCATAGCAAGTGCATCAGCGTTCATAGTATTTGATGTAAGAGGAGGAACAAATACGCTGACAAGATCAAGAACATCATTTTCAAAGTATGCATTAGCTAAGATCGAACTCTGAGATTGGCCTAATGCAATCTGGGGTAAAATCTTTGCGTAACCCATCTGTGTTTGCTCTTTATAGAGTTTAGCCATCTCTTTGTAATTATAAATAGTAGTAGTTAATATTTGAGCTTTATAATAGCACTTTTTAGGTGACTTATTATAAGGTTCAATTAAAAGATTTAAAAATGACTCAAATTGTTGTATTAAATTATATAATGTAGCTTCATCATTTAAAATAGAATTATTCAATGCAGTATTACTATCACTATTAAACTGCATTTGTGAAATACCAGCTTCATTATATACCTGACGCTCTACCCGCACTAAGTCATCAGTTTGAGTCGTATTACTTTTATCTGACATATCTGCAACATCAACATCAGCAAAAGTAGTAAGAACATCAATACCGATTGCGCGGCTCAACATCCTCACAGCATTATTATGTAAAGCTTGTGCTTCATCAATATCAAAAACTAAATCCCCATTTTTATCAATGGGCATTTTCTGAATAATAATTCTAAGTAACTTTTGAGCCATTCTTCTTCGATCCAAATCCTGAGCCTCATCTAAATCAATAATTGCAGGAATGACCGAAATAAGTGGTGGAAAATCTTCTCCATTTAGGTTAAATTTTATAACACTTCTAGTATCTAAAAGATACCATCCAGATGTATCACCTGAAAATGTAGGTTTTAATTTACCATCCTTATATGCCTTATATCCTTTTTTAAATTCTGGAGGAAAAAGATTTAATACTTTTGCCCTCATTTCTGAATCAGGATACATTTTATCAAAAAATGACATATTAAATTCTACAGCAGGACGATTGTTTACAGAGAAGCGGGACCTACAATACGCAGGTGGAAGTTCTTGCACAGCTACTGTGGTGCTATTAGGAATAATATATCCATAGTAACAACCATTTTTAATTACCTTTAAAGCAACTTCACCACAAAATCGTTTAACTTCAAATTCATCAAGAAATTTTAACAAACTAAAAAAATGTGTTAAAATTTTATCTCTTTGAGTTGGAGTTAGAGTTTCTTCCTCTTCTCTGTTTGCTACATCAATACCGCCATTTATATATGGAGTAATAAACCAGTCATATCTATATAAATAAGCCATATAACGACATAATCTATTATAAATACCACTAGTTTTATAAAAGAAATTAGAAATTTCTCTTAAAGCTGCTAAATCGCAATTACTAATTGCTTTTAAAACAGTCTCTTTATCTCCACATCTAGGATTGATTTTCTTATAAGAGCCAACATCAATAACTGCATCAGTTAATTGTTTAATGCCAACTTTTATTTTAGAGAAATCATGAACCTCTCTCAGGTCAAATACATCAGGGGTGCTATCCGCAACGGTCATATTAAAACCCTTGCGCTTGATTTCTTCCATTCTATTTACCAAGATAACACCTCTTTTATTCTTAGATTATTATAACATAAAAATTTCGCTTCGTCAAATTTACCAACCGTAAGCCAATTTCATTATATAATCATAATTAATACGACCTTCATCTGTATATGGAATAGCAATTAATTTATATCCATGCTTTTGACAGTATTCACGTTTTTTCATATCATTAAACTGCTGTTTCCGCAAACCATCCCATCCACCAAATTTAGACTTAGGTTCGTAATGTTGGATACCTTGATATTCAATAAGAAAATCAATATCACCATTATCATCGAAAACACAAAAGTCAAAGCGTAGGGGCCTGCCAGTAGAACTAATTAAATCATCAAAACTATATTCTTCCGCGAAGGGGAGACCCGCCGCGCGCAAGACATCTTCAATTTTTATTTCGCCTCTTGAAGCCCGCATATTACTTCTCCTTTTTATTCGCTATTTATATTTTAAAAACTACTAAGGGCATTTTGTTAAAAATGCCCAATGTAGTAAAATTTTTTAAGTGCTTGAAAAAAGCATTAAATCCGCAATAGAACCTTTCTTTTTGCGCTTCCGCAAACGTTCTTCTTCTTTTTTAATCCAGTATAAGCCATAAATAAAAGCAGAAAATTTATCCTTTTTAATACTACGACTATCTTGCTTTAAAATAATATTTACGCCTTCATTTTCTTCAACCAGATTTAACATCTGCGCTTTTAATGCTGTTGTTAATACAAAAGGTCTAAGTTCATCATTACGTTGCTCAGGTGTCATATTTTGGCCTTTTTTAGTAGACATTAATTTAGTTTTTGCAGTAGCTTCATCAATTAAAAATTGAACCTTACCGCTAGACATTTGAGTTTGAGCGTAACTATACATTTCAGTATTAATCGGCGCAGTTGCTTTAATTAAATACATTGCATCTTCTTCAATGTTTTCACCTTTCACCTTTTTATATACTTCCATAACATCTTCAGTAGTTCCGCCCGCCACTCCAAAAGGAGGTAAAATATCACCTGTATCAGGATCAACTTGAGCTTTTGTCATAAAATCAATAAGTCCGATACCTAAACCATTAGCATCAATAGCTAGAATTCTGGCTTTATATTTATAAAATAGCTTTTTTAAATGAATAGCCTGCATTTCAAAATCTTCTGCATCATATGTATAAAGATTCACTAAGTTTTTAAGCATAGCACCTTTTGGCTGCGGCGCTACTTTAAACACACTTACTTCTGTTGTGCATCCTAAACGACCAACGTCAACACCTAAAACATAAAAAGCGCCTTTAATACCGCGCCCCGTAGGTTCATATTCAGGAAGATTTAAGATTCTATGTTTATCAAATTTTTCTGCGGAGAAGAAAGCATTTTGAGCATCTCCAGACCACACTGAACGATATTCTCGATCAAATGATTCTTCATTAAATGTTCCACTCATTTTTAACTGATCTACAAAGTCTTCATTTAAAAGACCTTCTGCAACAGGTGTTTCAAAGGTTCCGCCCATGATCATTGTTAAGTTAGGCTCAAGAATACTCTGTACTAATAATTCAATTAATTTATCAAAAGCAAATGAATTTTTCCAACCCGCTGTTGTAATATAAACTTGAGATTTATTAATAACTTCTTCAGGATGTCGGCTACCATCTGGAAGTAATCTATCAACGTTAGTTGTAGGAATGATGACTTCATTAAGAATATCTCCATCAATCAATACGCACTCTTCCATAACGCCGCCAGTACGACGCTGTCCACGAGAAGATTCCCGCGCCGCTAAGATATTGATTTTAGAACCATTTTTAAATAAATATTCAACATCATCTTTTGTTTTCTTAGTCTTGCCGCGGTCCCAGTTAATTTCATGTTCAAGAGCTGGAATTAATCGACAAATTTCATCTATTTTTGCAATTGTAATACTAGCCGCCTGCTCTTTACCACCTGTAGTCACAAACATCTCCGCGCCAGGATACAAAATGCAGCGAATCATTTGTGCCATCATTGTAAGAAATGACTTAGAGTAAGCACGCGGATAAGTTGCATAAACAAATCTATGCCGCATAACTATTCTTAAAAAAATTCTTTGATAAAAATAAAAATGAAACGTGCTATTTTCACCTTTTATGAAATCAACAAATAAGTCTGGGTATTCTCTAAAGAAGGCAATCATAGTACGTAGATTGTCCATTTGCGCAACAATACGTTCTTCAGAAATTCCTTGTTTAGTATTACGTTCCTCAGAAAGAGCTAATAAGTCCGCAAGAGCCATTAATCATCACTCTCCTGTACAGAAAGTTCAGCATCTTGCGCGCGCTGCTGCCGCACAGATTCTTCATAATCAGCTAGATCTTGGTCAGTAAGCTGATATTCATCATACCCTTGAGCTTTTGCAGCTTCCTTGTCTTTCTTTTGTTGTTCAAGAATTTCACGCTTTTTAAGATAATCTTCAATTTGACTAGCTAATGCAGTATCTTGATAAATAAGCTCACGAGTATATTCTTTCATATCATTAATGATAATATCAACTCGGTCTAGAGGCTCATTGACTTCAAATCTAGGTATTTGTCCGCCATTCTTTTCACAATAGGCAACAAGCTCTCCTACAGAATCCACAAAATCGCTAGCCTTTTGATCTTTCTTACGCTGGGCCGCCGCAAAATTAGCCAGCTTCCGCTGATTACCAAGTTCACGACTTAATTTTGTAAAACCATCATAATCACCTGAATCAAGAGCTTGATTAGCTTTAAGATTTAGTTTACAAATAATCGTTAAAGCATTTTTAGTATCAGCATCTTGAATATCAAAAGAATCTAACATATTATTATAATCTTGTTCAAGAGCTAATAATTCTTCGGCTGTATATAACCGTCCCCACTTCATAACTAGATATGTTTTATCATCATCAGTTAATTCTAGCGCGGGATTAGGTAAATTAGCCTTTACATAATTTTGTTCTTGATAATGCCCACCTGCATAAAGCTCTTCTGAAGAGGTCGCCGCCATGTCATTATATTGGACAGGCGTCGGCATTAAAGTTTTATATTGTGCTTCATTGATTTCACCTGAAGCTAATTTTTCTTTTAATTCAGCTTCAGTTTTTTCTGCTGCGGCCGCAGCCTCTTCATCTGCCTCAGATCTGCGCTGGGCCCGCTCCGCCGCCAATCTCTCAGTGTCCGCCCAAGTATAATTCATCCATTGCTTTAATTTCATTTTTGAAATATACTTGCCAAACACTGACATGCCATTCATTTTTTTAGGATCTTTTGCAAATGCTTTATCCCGTAAACTATTCCATTCTTCTGGAATGTAAGGAACATCAAAATCTTTTAATAACCATAAAAATGTTTGAGGGTCGTAGTTATCAATATGCATAGTCATACACTGTTTGCATATTTTACCTTTACTACCATCTTTATAAGTATAAAAATTTATTTCTCGTCCCCATTTTTGTTCTTTTTCACAAAAGCATTGACCTTTTTCATTTGGTAACTGCCCCTGCATTTAATCACTCCTTTGTTTTCTTGGCTTTTGCATTGCGACAATCTTTACAAATAGAGTAAAAATGATCTTTGCTTGTACTATTTTTAGAAAAGAACATATTATGAGCTGGCTTAATTTGTCCACATCTAGAACATTTCTTCCATTTTCCTTTTACCTCAAAAGTATAGTGCCAATATAACCATTTCTTTTGCGCAGCTTCCGCCAAGATTTTAGGAATTTTTTTACGCCATAGCGAACTTAAATATTCTGGAGAATGTTTAACTCCATAATCTCTTAAAATTAATTCCTGAATTTCCTCATTCGTTTTGCCATCAATTTTATAAATAATTAAATCATAGTACATTGGATAATCGTATTCTAACACTTCATCTACTAAATTCTCTAAATCTATAATCATATAATAAGCATCACAAGTAAACTTATCCCAAACTTCTTCTTTTATTTTTGAATAGCTACA